GATAGTACCTGTTTAATCTTAGACTCGGTTGCACTACTTGCTACCTTGTCTCTACAAGCTTCTATAAACAATAAGTCGTAATATCTAATAAAATCTACAGCCCAACGTGTTACATCCCCTGTAATCGTCATAGCATCCGCATTAGTTGCCAGAGTACATAACAATGCCATACGCATAGCTTTCTCTTTAGAACGGCTTAGAAGAGGCTCTAGGTTGTCTTTTTCTAATATATCCTGTCTCTTAACTATCTCTCTTGCAAAGTCTTGTAATATCTCCTCTGATTCCTTGTCAAACTTAAGAACAATCTGGTCAAGATCCATCTCTGCATTATCACGAGATAAGTCACTCATAGATCCTCTTTGTCTTCTTACATAATTAACCCAGTTAATAATAGAGGTAGGTGGCGTGTTGAATCTTTTGAGTTGTCCTACTCTTCTAGGCTCTTTAGATTCAACGACTACGAAACGGTTTAGGAACCCGTCTGCAATCCTGCCACCATTTAACGCACTGTAAAAATTCTTAGGTACAGATAGACCAACCAATGTTATAGCTGGTTTGTGTGTTACACGATTCATCATTTGCTCTTTGTATTGTTCTTGTACATTCATGAGAGAGTAGTTATCTGGTCGCAAAGTACCATGACAACGACCCCATGCTTCCATAAGTGTTTGTATACCATCTTCTTTATTGGTATTGCCTGAATTACTTATGGCTTCTAATCTTTTACCGAACTCATCCATTATGGTTATCTGTGTTGGTCGCATTTTTAATACCGAGTGAACAGCACCACTTGATGTATAACCATCACCTACAACAAGCTTTTCATGATCTGATGCGTTTAATACTGACTCTACAAATGTTTTTATGTTCTCTTTACCCTGACCTGACTTAGCAATACCCATGAAATACATAGATGAAAAGTTATTCATGTTGGTTCTATAAATACGACCACAGGTGACACTAGTTAATGCTAATGCACCAACAAGTGATAATTCTGGTTGTGGTACTTGTGCAATCTCTTCACAGAACTTAAACATGTCTTTAAGAAGGCCTGGAGGATTAAATAAATCTTTTGGTTTTTGTATGGTTTCTGTGGCTTGTATAAATAATGGTGCTATCTTGTTTTTTCTATCGTGTGTACTTTTGACGCTCTCTACTACGCCATCTATCTCTGTTTGTGGTAAGGGTGGATTGTTATTTTTGTTCCAGTTTTGTAGAAAGATCTTTACAAATTCTGTATTAACATTTTTAGATATTAGGTAGCCTGCAATTCTTGCAGCTCCGTCATTCCTGGATCCTTCTAATACACCATCTAATGAGAAGGGTGCAGTTTGAACTCCTGTATCTGTCTTTGGTACGCCAGTTATCTTTTGAAACTCAACCTCTGTAAAGTCTGGTAAATCATTGTGGTCATAGATCTTCCAGTCCGGGAAGGTGACAGGTTTATATACTTGTCCGTTTGCATGTCTATTCCAAGGTGCAATTATTAATCCACCAACTCCTCTAATATCTATGAGTCTTTCGATGGGTGTATCGTTAGTTCTTCTTGTAGCAAAGGTAGTGTAGTTCTCTGGGTTATTGTAATAGTAATGCATACCCTTACCAGTAATAACTTTGAATGGACAAGCAGGCATGTTCTTTTCTACCCAGTCCATAGCCTCTGGAGAGTCAGCATCAACGACCACAAACTTACCACAGACAAGTGCAACCTGTAAGTTGTCTCTACCCTTAAACCATGATTCTACAAGGCTTCTTTCAGGTCTTGACTGTTTATATTGCTCCCAACTACCTAAAAAAGATGGTGGTTTTTTGTTAGATCTTTGTAAAGGAACTACATTATAGCCATCATCATAGTAGGCAAGTGCTTGCTCCAAGGATGTATCATCCTCGGTTATATTAAGCTGAAACACACTAAGCTTCTGTTTTTAGAATATCAGAAATAGGCCCATAAATAGACTCATAATCTAATCTTCCATCAGTAGCTTTGATGATTTGTTTAGCTTGGTTTATAGTTGGTTGTCTGTACCCGTATCTCCAAGACTTACACGAAGCTTCAGAACAAGTAAACTTTATTGCAGCTTCTTTTTGTCCTAAGAACTCTATGTAGTCCCTTAGTGAGTATTTTTTTACCTTTCTATCCGTATAGTTAGGTTTAATTCCCATAGTTTCAAACTCCTTGAGTTTTCTTGTTGCTATTGTTTTTGTCCTAAAAAAATAATTCGCTTGCCATACTAGGTCTTCTTTGTTGGTATCTTCCATCACTTCTCCTTTTCAACATATTGTATAAAATAACATTTTACATATTGTATCGATGTGTTATATAATATGCAAGTTAAATTTAAAACTACAAGAGGAGTAGATATGGAAATACAAAATAGAATAGTATCTCCGCAAAAGTTAGTTCAGAACCAAGGTGCTAAAATCTTGGTGTATGGAATGGCTGGAGCGGGTAAAACAACTTTAGCTGTTACGGCACCAGGTAAGGTACTTGTTATAAGTGCCGAAGCTGGTTTGTTATCTATTAAAGATGCAAGCAACGTAGAAGCTATTGAAGTAAAGGAAGCGTCTGAAGTAATGGAACTTCACGATGCTTTAAAGTCTGGTAAATTACAATACGACACCGTGTGCTTAGATTCAGTATCTGAAATAAGCGAGATCTTATTGACATGGGAGAAATCTCGTAGCAAAGATCCACGTATGGCCTACGGTAATGTCCAGGAATCTGTAACAAACTTAATGCGTGCATTTAGAGATCTAAATATGCATGTGTTGTTTCTTTGTAAAGAAGACACAGTAAATGACGATGGCATACTTAGACACGCACCAAAGATGGTTGGGACTAAGTTAGGCGAATCTATTACTTACTTCTTTGATGAAGTTCTTGCTCTACGTATTATCGAAGATCAAGACGAGGACGGTAAGAACGTCCAAACTAGATGGCTACAAACTACTTTCGGTCAAGGCTACAAAGCCAAGGATAGAAGTGGCAAACTCGATAACTTCGAGAAGCCAAACATAACTGCTCTAATTAAGAAGTTAGGGTTTACATTAACAAACGACAATAAAGGAGAAGCAAATGTCTGATTTTAGTGATGTAGAATTTTTTGATAATATAGAGGAGATGTCTAGTGTAAGCACACCTCTAGCACCAGACGGAGAACACAATGCGAAAGTTATAGCAACTGATAAGTATAAGTCTAAAGCTGGTAACTGGACTTTACTGGTAACCTTTCAATTAGATGGCGGTAAGTATCGTGATCATAAAGAATGGTATAACCTGTGGTCTACTGACGAAAACAACAAAAGAATAAGCACGGAGATATTTACCAGGCTTACTAAAGCTGTTGGATTTAAAAAGTATCCAGAAGATCATGGCGAATTTGTTGGTAAGAAACTTACACTTAAGACTGAACAAATTAGTGATTCGTTTGAAGGTGATAACGGTGTTGTTAATACTATGAAGACTAAGATCCGTTTGTATTTGCCTGAAGCTGATTCTGATATGAGTCCACCTAGTGGTATGGAACCACCTTTTTAAGGTTAGTTTTATGAATAAGGGGCTTTGTGCCCCTTTTTTTTAGTTTTTAAATGTTGAATACGCTGATAATAAAAACAAAGCAATTATGACGTATAGTGTTATGTCATTCATTTTCTTTTCCTCATTAACTTATCCTCGTATCTTTGCAACGACCACTCAAAAAATCTATTCCAAAGATTGCTAAAGATTTTTTTCATTTACCATTACTCTCCCTTATAGCATGGTTAGTTTTCCATACTCTTACACCGTCTTCTTCTTGCCTGGACACAGTAGAAAAATTACGTGCTTTATTAAACTTACATCTTCTTATTGAAGTGGCTAAAGCATTAGCTTCAGCTCTATTCTTACAAAGATAAGAATCGTTGAGATTCATCATCTCAGCTATCTTTTTAAGTTTACTTCTTGCAGTGCTTACTGGAAGACTTATATCTGTATCAATCATAGATCTTCTAGCTCCCTAATCAATCTATTAAGATACCATACAGACTTTTTAAGATCCTCTATGTTTCTACCCTTGTGATCCTCACGCCAAATGTATTTGATTGCAGCAGCTTTTAGATAGCCTTTGAATTCTTCTTTGGTTAAAGCTGACTTAATAGCATCAATACATTCTACAGATCCTGTTTTGTAATGTGGTGGGTGATTTACATTATCTGTCATTTTGTTTCTCCTGTAGTTCAGCTTTTGCACAAAATAACTTATCCTTAGTGTCTTTTGCCATTTTCTCAAGCCATGCTAACTGTTCCTCATACCTGGCTATCTTTTTGTTTAGATCTTTAGTCATTTAGTTCCTCTCTGTAAAAATTACCTGTATCTAGTTCTACAACGTTCGGTGTGTTGTATATAGACGCTGGTTGCCCATTAAGAAGTTTGTTGTACTCTTCCAAGTAATCACTTAAAAAATTCCAACCCACTTCCATATCTGTATGATTCATCTTAAATACTTTACTGGCATAAGGTGTTTTCTTTTCTTGTGCTACAAATACAAAATCAGCAACCTGGAAACCTGCAGCTTCAAAGCCACGTTTGTACCAAGCGGCCTGTAAATCATAAGAGTATCTTCTGCAAGAGTTTGTAAAGCTTTTGACCGAACATTCAATAGTAGTTTTGTAATCAACCAGAACTATGCCATTGCTTGCCTGTGGTTTATCAAAAGGATCCAAAACAACGTCTGCCCTGGTTTTACATAGCAAACCTTGTTCATACCAGTATATAGACACCTCGTAGGGTGAATCTAATGTACTAGGATAGTTCTTTTCTGGATTTAGATAAGCTCTCGCTTCCTTAACTAAGCTGTTTTTCATGCTATAGATAGTATCTTTGTCTTTTTCGTTAATAACAGTCAAACCTTTAGCAATACTTTCTTTCTTTAATTCTTTATTGCTATTGGTGTATGGAGAACCTGTTATGGTAACTACATCACTAAAAAATGCACCTTCTCCCTCTACTACTAAAGAATGTGCAGCAGATCCAAAATTCATAGCCGGTGTTGTTTCAATTACTTCTTCAAGTGCATGAAGCTGACTCTGGCTAAATCTTCTAATAGTAGATGAAGATAGACCTGGACTATTATGGTAGGTTGCATTACTTAAGTGTGGAAAATAAATTGCATCACCAATTTGTCTATGAGGGTAGTCCTCTAACATATCTGGTACTTTCATGATGCCTCCTTAGATTTTTTTACTATATCTTTCGCATCATTAATAGCATCATTCATTATTTCTGTCAGTTCGTCTTCAAAACCCTCTGCTTTGTAAAATAAACCAATACACAGTTGATGCATAAGTAAGTAAGAGCCAAGTATGGGATCCATAGATCCTTTTCCTGGTGCTTTCTCACATCTTTGTCCATATTTACCAATCATGTCTATAGCTAACTGAAATGCTAATTTGTCATTTTTTTGAAAATATTTATCTGCACTCATGATGCCTCCTGGTCTTTGTCTTTAGTCAATTCATCTACTGCTGACTGTAGTTCATTAATAGCAACACCACACTGCCACAAGTGATAATTAATCTTATCTTGTTGAATGCGTTTGTCATGGTCTTCCTTAGAAGGGTTTGTGTAACTGATCACCTCATCGAGAATATCATTTACGGTCATTTCTTTTTTACTCATAATTACTCCTATATGTGTATAAGTTTGTATTCTAATTTATATTATGTATAATGTCTAGTGTTAAAATACATTAAGTAAACAAAAGGAGAGAAGGAATGAGTAAAACAAACGATTTGTACACTATGATGAGATTATCTTATGAACAAGCTGTAGACGATTACAACTGTAAGAAAGTGGATTCTGTGTTAACAGCATATAAGAAATACCATATTATTAATGTTGGTATGGGTAGTGGAGATCCACAAGGAGAAATCTTAAACTTTTATGATGACGATAATA